GGCAAGGTCTGACCATTGGTCAGTACCAACAAGCGCGGGCTTGTGCGTCGCTGACATACCGAAGTCGATAGTTGCAGAAATGCCTTCGCCGACCGCCGTGACAATGCCGGTCTGTATAGCTTCTGCCGCCTGCACTTCTTCGGTACGGTCAATACGTTCCATCAACATACGCAGGTCTTTGCCAAGCTGACGCTGCGCCTTCTGCTGTGGTGTCGACCCGCCGCTGTACACATTGGTACCCATGTCGCGGGTAAGGAAATCCTGCGCCGTCGTGACGGTCTTTTCCTTCGTGTACGGCGGTTCGTACGTGTTGGTCTGGAACCCTTCACGCGTGACAACCTTGCCTTCCAGAAGCGGCGACACGTACGCAGCGATGCGCCGGTTGCCCTTCTGAATGTCGATGTCAACGTACTTCGTTGTGTGTGTCTCGACATCGGCGAAGATAGTGTCACGCAGGAAGGTGCGCGGTGTCTTGATTTGCTCGATGGCGCGCAGCATCGTGCGGGTATCAAACATATCGATTGCCATTGTTGGCACCCCTTTGTTTTTGGTTGTTGGTTCAGTTCACTTGACGTTGTAGATTTTCGGTACTGTCAGACTAGACTGACAGACCGCCTGCCGACCCTACCTTCTGGAACATATTGTACCGCCGCATGTACTCGCGGTGAGTTGCAGCGGTGTCGGTTCCACCGAACGACAGCGCAGACACAGCGAATTCGCCGGTCAGCGCAACAGGCGTGTGCGTCACGTCTGCCGATGTTGCGTCAACAGCTTTCAGCAACACAGCGCGCGCCGCTGCCGAACCATCAACCGCCGTGCTGTCGACCGCTGTATACTTGCCGCTGCCTGCGGGAATCGTCACGGTGAACTTGTCACCGACCGCAAAGTCAGTCGACCCGTCTGTGATTGTCGCGTTCAGTTCGTCGGTTGCGAAGACGAGTGTGCCGCCCGCGCCGCCTGTGATGTCACCGGTTGCGAGAATCAAGCCAAGCGGGTTGACAAGCTTGAACGTACCCGCGTTGGTTGCCGCTGCGGTACACTCGATGGTGTAGATACCGCCGATAGTGTCGACACCGCCTGTCACGACCGTACACGTACCGTCGCCGGTGTTGCCACCGTCAGCGGTTCCGGTCGACGGCACAACGCCGATGTTGATTCTGCCCAACACGCACCCGCGCGCCAGAACACCGGCACCCGACGCGATGATAACTTCGTCGGTAATCATCGGGTAATCGCCTGCCCGCAGGTTGTCAGGTGTGAAAGTTTCAGCCATTGGTTCACCCCTTCGTTGATTGTGATTTGTTTCTGTTCGTCAGTACAACCGGATAAGCGCCCTGTGATTGTGTGCGCCGACCGGGTTAGTCGTTCGTCTTGTTGCCGCCTGCCGCCATCTGCGCAACGACAGCTTCTTCTTCGTCTTTGCTGTCAAGCGCGCTGCCCTGCGATGTCTCGACACCCGACAGCTTCCCGGCAAGGTCTTCGCCGTCTTCCTTCTGATTCTTCGCGGTCGCTTCGCGCTTCTCCTTCTGCGCATCGAGAATCAGCTTTGATACGCTTTCGGCGGTCGCTTCCGCGTTGAACTTGTTGTCAGCGATAACCGATTCGTACCCCGGCGCGTCGAGCGCTTCGATACCCTGTATGCGCTCACGCTCTGCCGTCGCGCCCGCTTCGCGTGCGTCGGCGACTGCCTGCGTGTTGTCGGTCGTTGCTGCCTGCCTTCCTTCGTTGACTGCGGCCCGGTATGCTTCCGGTTCCTGTGCGCGCAGTTCTTCAAGGGTCATAGGCATTTCGATACCCCCTGTTGAAAAGGTTGATTGTGACTGCGTTTGCAGTTCCGATATGATAGATTCAAGCGAACCGATGCGGTCGGTCAATCCTGAATCGACCGCCCGTTGCCCGACTAGAACGTCCCCCTTTCCGAAGTTGTCGCGTACGTCTTCTTCGGTCGTGCCGCGATTGCGTGCGACGGTTGCGACGAAGATGTCGGCAAGGTCGTCGACCGCACGCTGCACTTGTGCTTTTCCTTCGTCTGTGAATACGTCAGGTCGTTTCTTCGGCGACACGCTCGATACGATTTCAAGCGAGCGAATGCCGCGCTTTTCATCTGCCTTGCGATAGTCGGTGTATGCAGCAACGACACCGATTGAACCTGTTTCAGCGGTCGGCGCTGTGATTATCTCGCTTGTCGCTGACGCAATCCAGTACGCCGCCGATGCGCCCAACCCGTACACGTATGCGACGATTGGCTTGACCGACTGCGCTGCGAACAGCATGTCGGCGAACTCTGCGATGCCAGTGACAACGCCGCCCGGCGAATCGATGTTCAACAAGATAGCGTCAACGTCAGGGGAATCGAGCGCGACCCGCAGGTCTTTCGCCATGCCCTGCACGTCTGCCATACCCGACATACGTGCGAAGAAGCTTGCGCGCGGCACTATCGGCCCTATCACCGGAAGTACCGCGACGTTCTCGCGCAAGCTGACGCGTCGTGTTCCTTCAAGGTGTTCGCCGTCAAGCGCTTCGATTGCAGCTTTGTCTTCGTCGGTCGGTGATACATGGAAGGCGACTTGCAGGTCTTCGGGCGGTCGGTCTGCAAGCGTCAACAGGTCTTCACGGTCAACGACCGACAAGATTGCTTCAAGCGCTGTCGGTGTGATTGCCCATCGGTTATCGAACACCCAATCGAGTACGAAAGACATACTATTCTTCCTTTGCTTCTTCGGCAGTCGCTTCGCCGCGTTTGTTCTGCCGCCATATCGATTGACAGACCGCCGCCCCCTGCGTGCCGTCTTCTGCGGTGCCGTCGCGAATCACCTGCGGTATACACCGCTGTATGAACTTCTGTCGCGTTTCACCTTCGCGCGGTGTCGGCATTATTGATTGTCCGTCAGGTCTTCAAGTGTCACGTCGTCGGGTGTATCGGTCTGCGCCGAATCATCGTCGTCGACTTCGTCAACCGCAGTCGTTGCAGCGCTGCCCTTGACATCTGCAACCTTCGTGTTCTCGCGCTTGCGCCTGTCCATCATTCCATCCCAACCGCCCGGCGTACCGCCGTTGATTGTCGTGTATTCGTCTTCGTACGTCGACAGCATGTTGTCGATGCGAAGCTTTGCACCTTCGCTTTCCTTCTTCGGGTCAATCATTCCCATACCCGCGCCCAACCATGCCGAATTCGCCCATGCCATACGCGCAAGCGGGTCTTCTAGGAAACCGGGCGCAGCGATGCGGCCCTTTGTCACCGCTTCGGTCAACCATTCGGTATACACCGGTTGGCAGAAGTTGCGCACAAGCCACATTCGCGCCGTGCGGTAATACTTCCAAGCTTCAAGCAACGCCGCACGCGCAGCGCTGTACGAAGACGAAAAATGAAGTATCATGTGTTCGTACGGAATTTCAAGCGCCGCCCCGACTGCCTTGCTGTACGAAAAGAAGAATTCTTCGAAGGCGGTGATTGGTCGTTCAGCTTTGATTATCCCGATGTCTTCGCCTTCGTCAAGTTCTAGCACATTGCCGGTACCGACTTCAAGTGTACGTTGGTCGGTCGCGACAGCGCTGTCGGTCGGTTCGCCGTCGTCGCCGCGCGGAACAACCGAAGCGTTCGGCACAAACCCGGAACCCAACCCTTGCGCGCCCTGCGACTTCACGAACACCGTGAAGAATTCTTGAATGATTGTCGCCATCAACGCCGCTTCGGAAAGTCGCGTCTGTTGCTTCAAGACTTCGACGACCGGCGCAAGCAACGGCATACCGCGCTTCTGACCGGGCCGTTCCTTGTTGAACAGGTGATACACATTTCGCCGACCTGACTGACTGCCCCAAACGTCAAGCGGTGTCCATGACCCGATATTCGTACTGCCGTACACCTTCGTGTTCACGTAGTACCGAATAGGCGCACCGAATTCGTCGTACTCGATACCCGCGACAAGGTTGTGTTTCTTCCCTTGCTTGTCTTCGAACGGGCCATCGGGCAACCCCTGCGGATTGCTGACGCGGTCGCCTTCAATCAGCATGACACGAAGGTCGTACGGGAACCCGCGCAAGTGTTGGAAGGGAAGCGCGACGAACAGGTCACCCGACAGCATCGGGTTGTATATCGCCATCGCTTGAAGGTCGGCGAACGTCTGCGCCCGCGACATATCGCAGAACTGACTTTCGGCCCAAA